ACGGAGGCGCAATTCTTGGAGGCTGTACGGCTTGCCGAGAACGGTAATTATTTAGTTGCATTTGTTCGCATTCAAGAATGGCTAAAGGAACAGAACACATGAAACTAGCAGCAGGAAACCCCAACCTCATGCGCGTAAACCGTCAAGCCACTTTAGGCGAGTTTGCACGGCCTGAGAAGACCACTTACCGCTATGGGCAAAGCGCTGTCTACGTGCCAATAGTACGCACGGCTGACATGGCCCAGCCCCGCACCTTCAACCACATGAAGGATGGCCAGCTCTACACCGGGCCAAAGCATGACCCAGTAAGACCCGGCGCACTGGATGCAATGGCCATCAAAAGCCGGGGCTACCCAACATGATGATCAGCTACGTCAAGCTATTCCGAGCCGATGATGGCACCGTGCTTGACACCCAAGAGGCTAACGGAGAGATCCGGCAGCTCAACCATCGGATCGCCGTGCTCAAGGAAGCGCTGGAGATCGAGATGGACAACGTAGCAGACCTGCGTGAGCTGCTGGCCGAGGTAAGAAAACTTGCATACGATCTCAATGAAGAGATCCTGAAGGACCGTGAATAAGATGATCTGCCCCACATGCAGGACTTGGACCCAAGTCTTGGAGACACGCCAGCGCCCGGACAACAGCACCTACAGGCGTTATGAGTGCGCCAACGGCCACAGGTTCACCACCAACGAGCAGGTCATCTTGAAGGTTAACCGTAAGGTTGCCAATGCTAAAGCGTGAGTGGAAGCCATGGTACCCAAAGCACAAAGGCCCAGTAGAGCCAGACCGGACTATCTTGGAGATGGCTGTAGCACGCGAGCTGCTGGCCACATGGGCTGTGATCAAGGACAAGGCGCTGGTGGACAGGCACCTTGCAGCTGTAGACAAGCGTTATGGGGCTGGGGCAGAACAGAGAGTCAGGCAACACATGAGGGAGATCCGCAGGAATGAATGCCATGCTTGAACCAGTTGCCTTTGCGCTGCCAAAGAAGCCGCGCATCATTGAGAAGGAAGCGCTGCCAGACCAACGCAGGCTGGCCGTGATCCCAATCCGTGCGTGCACTGACAGCACGCTGACACTGGGCATGATGAGAGCTCTGGTCCTGATCTGCAGCTATGCGAACAGGTCTGGCATCACATGGGTGAGCCAGAAGGCACTCGCAGACAAGCTAGGAGTGACCCAGCAGGCCATCAGCAAGCACTTGGTTAAGTTGACCAAGGCCAAGTACATAGAGGTGCTCAAGCGGCCTGTGCCGGGCTACTCGCACACTACTTGGAGAGTGATATACGACCCATCAGTGAGTGCAGAGGATGCAGTCAGCATCACCAGCGCCATCGAGGACACGAGGGCACCATACATGAAGGAGCAACAGATGAGGGAGCAGGAAGAGGTAGACAGAGAGGGCCAACGCAGAGTCGCCCAAGCAATCAGCAAAGCACTCAAGCAACAACCAAAGAGGATCAACACCATGCCAAAGCATGACGCAACTAGAACAGTCAAGGAGATGAAGTCAATGACCCAGAAGAGCAGACCCAAGGGCACTCACGCACAACCTCTGAAGGTTGTACCACAGCCACAACCACAGCCTGTGGATAACTTTCCTCTCGCACAACCAAATGACGTTGGTGGCACAACCATACAAGGTTGTACAGAACGGGGGGAACACAGTTATAAGGAGTTAGTTATTAATAAGGTTAATCTAAATACAGTTCTAAACAACTTTGAAGTTGAAAGTTTAATTCAAGAAGGAATTGAAGTTGAAGCAATTGAGCAAGGTCTTGAGACACTGATGCCTCTGTACCAAGGCGAGGGCATCACACCCACATCCGCGACCTTGATGGCAGGGATCAGGCAGTTGCAGGCAGATGCGTCATGATCCAATGCCATTTAAACGCACAGGATGGTACCTACAAGCCACGATCTGGACATGGGTGGTACATGGGTAGCCAACAGACCCTAAAGCCTGCTGTAGGCCCTTGTATCAACCGTGTCAAATTGCCATACCAACGTATGGGTTCTGTACAGAGGGGTGTCTGCCTTGAGGCGGCCCTACATATAGTAGGAGTGCCAGCATGCAGGGCATCAAGGGTGCGTCCATGGACTGTTCAAAATGCGACCCCTTGCCCCCCACCCCCTACCGTAGCGTTGGGGGGAGTACTCCGAAATTTTCCCTACTTTTTCAACCTAAACGATAATCAACCTGAAGGAAACTAAGATGACATACGGCAAACCATACGAGATGAGAGCTGGCCAAGGCAGCCTGTTTAAGAATGACAACAAGACCGAAGAGCGCCACCCCGGCCTCAAGGGTAAGGTCATGCTGCCCAACGGTGAGGTCAGGTGGATCAGTGGGTGGACTAAAGCCACCGCAGCTGGCAACAAGTGGATATCACTGAGCATTGGTGACCTTGTACAGCAGCAGGGCCAGCCAGCGCCTTCTGGTGGCTATGGCCAGCCATCCTACCCAGCCCCGGTCCGGCAGGCACCCGCTCCGCTTGAGTTGTCAGATGATGACATTCCATTCTGATGGCCACTAGACAGCCTAAACCGTCTGCGGTGATCCCTCCCCTGACCAACTGGGGTGGGGTTCGGTCTGTTCAGCGCAGGCTGGACCGCAGCACTACCTTGGTGGCCAACAAGGAGGCGGTGGCTTACGCACTGCTTTCTATGGCCAACACTAAGCTGACCGACATCATGACTTGGGATGACCAAGGCAACGTCAAAGTCAAGGCCAGCCACGATATACCCGAGCACGCGCTGCATGCGATCAAGTCGATCAAGGTCAGTACCCGCAAGGACGCAGACGGTAACGCCTTCTCCACGCTGGACATTGAGCTGTACGACAAGGTTGGGGTGTTGCGGCTGCTGGCCAAGGCCAGTGGACTGCTAGACAGCCCCGATGACAACGATAAACCGAGTGTGATTGACATCAACGTGGTGCCGCCACGGCCACCAGAACCGAAGGATTGATATGTCCAGAACCAAAGAGCAGTCAGACAAGAGCGTGCCTGTCGCCGGGTTAAACCTCGACTTCAGCGACTCGCCTGTCATCTATGACTTCATTCAGTCAAAGAACTTTGTGCAGGGCATCATGGGCCCGGTGGGGTCCGGCAAGAGCTATGGGTGTGCGGCCAAGATCTTTATCAAGGCCGTGCAGCAGAAGCCATCGGCCATTGATAACATCAGGTACACGCGCTGGGCTATTGTCCGAAACAGCTACCCCATGCTGAAGACAACCACCATTAAGACATGGCTGGACCTGTTCCCCGAGGCTACCTTTGGGCCCATGCTATGGACACCGCCCATCACCCACCACATCCGGCTGCCTGCCCGGGGTGATGCGGCCGGGATTGACTGCGAAGTGATCTTTTTGGCTCTTGACCAGCCCAAGGATGTTCGCAAGCTGCTGTCCCTTGAGCTCACTGGGGCTTGGGTTAACGAGGCGCGTGAGCTGCCCAAGGCTGTGATTGATGGATTGACCCACCGGGTTGGCCGCTACCCTACCAAGCGGGACGGTGGGGCCACATGGCACGGTATCTGGATGGATACCAACCCGATGGACGATGACCACTGGTGGCACCGGATGGCTGAAAAGGAAAAGATGACCGGGCCATACGCTTGGAAGTTCTTTAAGCAGCCCGGCGGCGTGGTCCCGGTGGATGTTGAGGACCTGCCAGACATGCCAGAGGCCAACGATCATGTCCTTGCGTCCGGCAAGTGGTGGAAGGTCAACCCCAAGGCTGAAAATATCCACAATTTGCCGGGCGGCTACTACCAGCAAATGCTGATGGGCAAAAATTTGGATTGGATCCGCTGCTACGCCGGGGGTGAGTACACCTACGTGCAGGAGGGCAGGCCAGTTTGGCCAGAATATGAGGACTCAACCATGTCTGGCGACACCGATATTGACCCCAACACGCCAATTCAGGTGGGGCTGGACTTTGGATTGACCCCTGCGGCCACCATTGGCCAGCGTTTACCCAACGGCAGGTGGGTGATACATCAGGAAATCGTCACCTTTGACATGGGGCTGGAGCGCTTTGGCACCCAGCTGCTGGCCGAGCTCAACCAACGGTACCCAAACCACCAAGTAATGATCTGGGGTGACCCGGCTGGTATGGCCAGAGATGCCATCTACGAGGTGACCGCCTTTGATTACCTGAAGACACTGGGCCTGAGAGCCCAGCCTACGGCCAGCAATGACTTTAAGGTGCGCCGGGAAGCCTCGGCAGCGCCCATGCAGCGGCTGATCAACGGCAAGCCCGGTCTTATTGTCAACCGGGAGTGCAAGTTGCTGAGAAAGTCTCTGGCCGGGGGCTACCACTTCAAGCGTATAGCGGTTGGTGCCGGGCAGGAGCGGTTCCGGGACGCGCCAAACAAGAATGAGCACTCACACATTGGCGATAGCTTTGGATACCTGATGCTGGGTGGTGGTGAGTACAACCGGATGACCCGGACCCACCAGCTTGGCGGCAGGCCCATGGGTCAATCAAACGCCAATACGGAATTTGACGTATTTGCGTGAGCATATCGGAGTGATATACATAGTTGCGTTTAGTACAAAACCCAATAGAATCCTTTGCCATGAGCACAGCCATCATTGAAATGCCAAAAGCGAATCTTCCTGCGCCGATTGCGCGGCAGAAGATCATGGCCATTCAGATGGCGTGCCAAGCATTACCTGATGGTGAGCGAATGGATGAGTCCCCGCCTGTTAAGAACTGGCTTGCGCCGGGCATCTATGCGCGTGAGATCCATTTGCCTGCTGGCACTGTGGTGGTTGGAAAGATTCACCGCCACCGTCACTTCAACATCATCAGCAAGGGCAGCATCACTTGCTACACCGAGTTTGGATTGGAAACGCACAGCGCTCCAGCATCGTTTATATCTGAGCCCGGGACCAAGCGAGTGGTGCACACCCATGAGGATGCAATCTGGACAACAATTCACTCTAACCCCACTGATGAAACAGACATCGAGACATTAGAAAAAATGTTTACTGCGTTGGAGTATCACGAGCTGGGTATGGATGTTTTTGAAATTAAGGAGGTAATCAAATGAGCTATTTTATTTCTGGTGCAATTCTTTTGGGTTCTGCTTACAGCGCAAGTGAAGCTCGCAAATCGCGAGAGCAGGCAGAGAGAGATCAGCAAACAGCACTTTGCAGCAGTCAGCTGACCAAGCAGCCATGCGTGCTGAGTTATCTCGGCAGACTGCTGAGTATGCAAAGCAAGGCGCATCACTTGAGCAGCAGGCCAACACTGCGCGTGAGCAGTTCCAAGCATCGCAGACCAACTACGCAGCCAACAAGCTAGAGATGGAAAGCAAAGCCAAGGAAGTGCAGGCTGCTGCAGACGAAGAGCGCAAGAAGGCTGCAGCTGCTGAAGCGTCTGCCTTAAAAGCTCGCACTCGCGGTGGCCGGAGATCACTTCTTTCTGCTGAACGGATGGATGCAGAGCTGGGCATGCCAGTTGACCTTGGCAGCGCCGGGATGAGGATTCAGTAATGGCTACGCTACCGCAATTCATGCAGCGCAAGTTAGCGCGTCGTAGCACTTCTGATATTGGCCGCTTGGCAGAGCAATACAAAAGCAACATTGCTGGTATTACTGGGGACTACCAAAAGTCTTTCCAGACTTATCAAGCTGGCGTGGCTGAAAAGATGCAGCCATACGAAGCGCAAGTTGCACAGTACAAAGATGTTGCAGTGCCAACGTATGAGTCGCAGAAAGCTGCCTACCAAACTAAGTTGGACCAGTACAACAAGATTGTTGAAGGCATTAAAGCTGATCCAATCACTGTGACTACAGCGTACAGAACCCAAAAGAAAACCAACTACCAAGGTTGGCTTTTAGGTCAGACCGAGCAGGTGCCATACGAAGTTTACACGCCAAAAGAAATTCCAAGGTTCGCAGAAGTTGCGCCAGTTGCGCCAGATATCCCTGTGGCACCGGACGTTGGCAGCTTTGACCAGACAGCGTTTGATGAAAAACGCAAAGAGGCAGAGGGTAGCTTTAAGCGTGAGGTTGGTGAGCGCAAGTCTGCGCGTATTAGTGCGGTATCTCGCAAGTCAGCTAGACCACTTTTATCAGGAGCAGCGTAATGAAAGACACAAAATCTAAGATGCAAGACAAGGTTCACAAAGTCATGCGTGAATACAAAGTTGGCAAGCTCAAGAGCTCCAGTGGCGACAAAGTAGGAAGCCGCCAGCAGGCCGTGGCCATTGCCATGAGCGAAGCTGACCGACTAAAGAAGGGTAAATGATGGCAACCCACCGCACAATGCTTGATGACGTTGAGCTGGAAGTTGAAGAGTATTCCTGCCCAATTGCTACACGCGACTTGGCAGAAAACCTCAAGGCTCGCAACTTTGCTTTTGAGCACTACGGCTATGGCCCGGCCAATCCTGATGACACCGCCAACAACCGTGTCTTCTGGTTAAAGAAATCAATCATGCTCAACACCAGCGAAGCCGAGGCCATGGGTATGCGCTGTGGTAACTGCTCTGCGTTTATTGTTACCAGTCAAATGATGGATTGCATCAAGGCAGGCATTGAGGCCAAGCGGCCAGAGCAAGAGGCTGGCTATGACGATGAAGTTGTTGAGTCTGCTGGCCTTGGCTACTGTGAGCTGCTGCACTTTAAGTGCGCTGACACGCGCACATGTGATGCATGGCTTGTTGGTGGTCCGATCCAAGATGAGGCAGAAGAAGACTGATGGCTGTTCTTAACGTCCTACGTGAGTCAGACACAACCAATGCCCGGCATGTTGTCTTAACTCAAAAGAACAATGCTGGCACTCAGGTTGTGGCTGGCGCTGATGCGCCTGCAATCACAATTGATGTCAACCACCAGCGCAACCATGATGGCCGTGCCTACTATGCGTACAAGATCGCGCCTGATTCATCACCATTGGCTGCAGCTGCAAGCATTAACATTGTGATGGCATCCCCATCCGGCGTGTTCCCGCACGTGACCATTGATGGAATGTGTTTAGGTGACGCTGAGTTGTACATTTATGAAAACACAACCACAACTGGTGGCACTGCATTTACCCCAATAAACAGAAACCGCAACTATGCCGCAAGCAACGTCAGCCAAGTTGCAATGGTTATAAACCCAACCGTTACATCTGTTGGTACTGAGATTGATGCACAGATTGTTCCTGGTGGTAGTGGTAAAAAGTCTAGTGGTGGTGGTGCTGGTTCTCTTGAGTATGTATTGAAGCCATTGACTAACTATTTGTTCAGATTGACCAACGTAAATGGCACCGCGCACGCAGCATCTTTGCAGCTTGAGTGGTACGAGTAACCAAGAAAGATGATCATGGAATATAAAAACACACCCGGTGGAATGCGTCTAACGCCAGAGCAGATTATGAAGCGTCAAGCGTCTGCTCAGTCAAAGAAGGATGAGTTCCAGCAGCTGTACCAAGATGCCTACGAGTTTGCCCTGCCCCAGCGCCAGCTCTATGGCGTGTGGGAGGGTGGATCTACTGGATCAAAGAAAATGCAGCGTGTCTTTGACTCGACTGCCATCAATTCAACCCAGCGCTTTGCCAATCGGCTGCAGTCTGTAGTGTTCCCACCCCAGCGTAAGTGGGCCAAGCTAGAGGCTGGATCAGACATCCCGGCAGATCGTAAGCAGCAGGCGCAGGCTGTGCTTGAGGTCTACCAAGACAAGATGTTTACCATGCTAAACCAGTCTAACTTTGACATTGCCATGGGCGAGTTTTTGTTGGATCTGGCTGTGGGCACCGCCTGCATGATGGTGCAGCCCGGGGATGATGTCCAGCCCCTTAACTTTATCCCTGTGCCACTGTTCTTGGTGAGCTACGAGGAGGGAGCCAACGGCCAAGTGGACAATGTTTATCGCCGCATGCGAATGAAGGGTGAATCCATCCAGCGCCAGTGGCCAGACGCTGAGATCCCAGAAGAGATGCAGCGCCGCATTGAACAAAAGCCAACCGATGACATCGAGCTGCTTGAGGCCACCATCTATGACCACAAGCGTGGTGACTACTGCTACCACGTAATCGACAAGGTGACCAAGCAGGAGCTGGTCTACCGCCGCCGTAAGATGAGCCCATGGGTTATCTCTCGCTACATGAAGGTGGCCGGAGAGATCTACGGCCGTGGCCCACTGATGACTGCACTGCCAGACATTAAGACGCTAAACAAGACCATTGAGCTGCTGCTCAAGAACGCATCCTTGGCTGTGGCTGGCGTATATACAGCTGCTGACGATGGCGTGCTTAACCCCAACACAGTCAAGATTGTGCCGGGTGCCATCATCCCTGTGGCTCGCAATGGTGGATCACAGGGTCCAGCCCTGCTGCCTTTGCCACGCTCTGGTGACTTCAACGTCAGCCAGCTGGTGATCAATGATTTGCGCGGGAACATTAAAAAGATCTTGTTGGATGAGTCACTGCCACCAGACAACATGAGCGCTAGGTCAGCCACTGAGATTGTTGAGCGCATGAAAGAGCTGGCCCAGAACTTAGGATCTGCCTTTGGTCGTTTGATCAATGAGACCATGATCCCGATCACTTCCAAGATCCTTGAGGTGATGGATGAACGCGGAATGATTGACATGCCTTTGCGTGTCAACGGTTTAGAGGTCAAGGTTACCCCTGTGGCACCGTTGGCTATGGCGCAGAACATGGAAGAGGTTAACTCAATCATGCAGTTCATGCAACTTAGCCAGAACCTAGGCACCGATGGCCAGCTGGCGCTCAAGATGGACGTTATGGTGGACTATCTGGCCGACAAGCTGGGTGTGCCTGCCTCGGTCCGTAACACAGCCCCAGAGCGTGCAGTACTTATGGAAGAGATGCGTAACGAACAACAGAAACAAGCCATTGGCCAAGCCATGATGATGCAAGCCCAAGCACAAGGTGGTGCGCCGGGTGGCATGCCAGCCCCACAAGGTATGCCAGTATGAGCTGGGACGAGCTAGATGCCATTGGCCAGCCAAGCGATATCCGTGAGGTTGACCAAAAGCGCGAAGACTTGGCCCGGCTAACCCTGCGAGTGTTTGGGTCAGAGGATGGCCAGAAGCTGCTTCAGTGGCTGCGCGACATGTATGTGAATGTGCCCATCGCCGTACCGGGCACAGACCCCTCATACGCATTCTTTTCCGAAGGGCAAAGAACGGTGGTGAGGGACATCGAGGTACGGATTAACACAGCAAGGAAACTATGACCGACACAGCAACCGTTGAGCCCGGAACCTCCGGCCTACTTGACAACGTGCAAGTGAATGACGAAACCAAACCAGATAACCCACAAGCGGTTGAAATAGATCACAAGGCTACCGCATCAGCTGTACCAGCTGCCGCCACACCTGATGATCCACTGGAGCGCCCAGATTTTTGGCCAGAGAATTTCTGGAAAAAAGATGCCAACGAGCCAGACTTGGAAGGCATCGCTAAAAGCTGGACAGACCTGCGTAAGCAGATCTCCCAAGGCAAGCATAAAGCCCCAGCCGATGGGAAGTATGACTTAAAGCTCTTTGGTGAACAGGCTGAAACCAATCAAATGGCCGGAACACTGTCCAGCTGGGCCAAGGACAATGGCCTGTCTCAGGCTGCGTTTGATGACTTGGTTGGCAATCTGCAGACTCAGGCCAGAGAAATTATGACTGGTGAGATGGTTGACCCGGCAGCTGAGATGAAGCAGCTGGGGCCAAACGGTGGTGCCATTGTCAATGGTATGGTTGACTGGGCCCGGGGGCTGGTCAATAAAGGTGTCTGGTCCAAAGATGACTTTGAAGAGTTTAAGATCATGGGCGGTACAGCTCGCGGCATTACAGCTCTGATGAAGATCCGGGAGTCCTACGAGGGCCGGGTCCCAACCCAGAGCATGCAGCTTGAAGGCGCACCCAGCAAGGATGACTTGTATCAGATGGTCAATGATCCTAAGTACAAGACTGATCCCGGGTACAGAAACAAGGTTGAGAAAATGTTTCAGTCCCAGTTTAAATAATTCTCCTTGGTAAGCAGTTGCCAATTGACCCAGTTTCGGCTGGGTCTTTTTTTTTATGTATTACAAATAAAATAGTTGACCACTAAAGAAAAATGGTATATATAATGTTAGCAAGGCATATCTGGCAACAGACCCTTACCGCAGCGGATGCTGACGAGTGGCTGGCGCAACCAGCAAGTAATGGCCCTGTTTTCAGGCTCACCGATGCGAGAACCCTGTATTAATAACCAATGAGGTAAATCAAATGAGCGTTTCACTATCCAACGCCTTTGTTACTCTTTTTGACGCGGAAGTAAAGCAAGCCTACCAAGGTAAAGCAATGCTTGTTCCGGCGGTTCGCCAGCGTCGTGGAGTCGAAGGTTCTACTGTTAAGTTCCCTAAAGTGGGCAAGGGTGTTGCAACCCTGCGTGTACCACAAACTGATGTCACCCCTCTCAACGTAGCATTCAGCACTGTCACTTTGACTCTTGCTGATTACAACGCTGCTGAGTACTCTGACATTTTCTCCCAAGCTAAAGTCAACTTTGATGAGCGTCAAGAGCTCGTTCAAGTTGTTGCTGGTGCTATGGGCCGCCGCCAAGACCAAATGGTCCTTGATGCTCTCGCAAATTCAAGCACTAGCTTGACAGTTGCAAACAGCATTGGTGGTGCAACTACCAACATGAACATTGCCAAGCTCCGCGAAGCAAAACGCCTGTTGGACAAAAACAACGTAGCGCCAGATGGCCGCAACATTGTTATCCACGCTAACGGCTTGGCCAACTTGTTGTCAGAGACAAGCGTAACGAGCTCAGACTTCAACAGCGTTAAAGCGCTGGTGCAGGGTGAGATCAATACCTACTTGGGCTTCACATTCCATGTGCTGGGTGATCGTTCTGAAGGTGGCTTGGCCATCGACAGTTCTCTTGACCGCGTTTGCTTTGCGTTCCACAAGGATGCAATCGGCTACGGTGAAGGTATTGCCATGCGTACTGAGATCAACTACATCGCCGAGAAGACATCTTGGTTGGTAAATGAAGTCTTCAGTGCTGGTGCTGTTGCCATTGACGCAGAAGGTATCGTTCAGATTACCTGCCGCGAATCTTAATCTAGGAGACTGACATGGCATTTTCAAGCACTGGTTTTGTAACCGTATGCGCTGCCAAATCTGGCAATGCACCATCAATGTATCTGTACAAAACAGCAGATACCCAAGCTACGGTTAACACCGTGAGCTACTTTGACAGCATTGCATCACTGTTAAAAGTCGGCGACATTATTTTTGTCTATGACTCTACTACGCCTAGCCTAGTGTTGACTTACGTTAACGCTGTATCCTCGGCTGGTGTGGTTGACATTGCTGACGGTACAACCGTAAGCGCAACTGACACTGACTAATTAATGGTCAGTGAGCTAGGCCACTTTCTGGGGATTCTCGGAGGGTGGCCTTTCTTACATTGAGAGGCTCAAATGGCTGCTGGCGACACTGGTGTATCAATCTGCTCTGATGCCTTGCTTCTAATTGGAGCCAAGGCTATTTCGTCATTTAACGATGGCACCGATGAGTCCAGCGTGTGTGACCGACTCTATCCCGATATCAGAGACTCTGTGTTGGTTACGTACCCATGGAGCTTTGGCATGAAAAAGGTGCAGCTGGCCCAGCTGATCACCACCCCAAATTCTGTCTGGCGCTATGAGTATCAGCTGCCGGGCGACAAATTAGCTAACCCACGCGCCGTGTACAACAGCGCCAACCCCGGTAGCCCTGTCCAAAAGGACTGGGAGATCCAAGGCGACAAGCTGCTCACCAACCTGACCAGCGTCTTTATCGACTACCAATTCAGCGTGCCCGAGTACGCTATGCCCCAATACTTTGTGCAGCTGCTTAAATACATGGTGGCTTGGCACATTGCTGAGACCATCACAGAACAGCAGGACAAATCTACCAAGTGGCAGCGCGTGGCCACTGGTGACATCTCTGAAAATGGCCGTGGTGGGTACATGCGTACCGCTATGCAGATTGATGGCCAGAACAACCCGGTCCGAATCATTGAAGATTACAGCCTTATCGCAGTGAGAAACTGATGCCACGCTTTGTAGAATTCACCACCAACTTTGCTACAGGGGAGCTCGACCCCTTGCTACGTGCGCGGGTTGATCTGGCTGCCTACAATAATGCTTTGGCCAAGGCTACCAACGTACTGATCCAGCCCCAAGGCGGTCTGCGCCGTAGGCCCGGTACCAAGCACATCTTTGAGCTGCCAAACAGCAGCACCCCAAGCGCGGCCAATGGCGTGCGTCTGGTGTCATTCCAGTTCTCTGTGTCTGACAGCTACATGTTGTGCTTCACCCACAACCGCATGCATGTCATCAAGAATGGCGTGGTGCAGGCCAACATCAATGGCACCGGGAACAGCTACCTGACAACCACCATTGCCAGCGATATTGTGGATGACATGTGCTGGGTCCAATCTGCCGATACTCTGATTGTTGTCCACCCTGACCTGCAGCCTGTACGCATTACGCGCACAAGCGACACAGCTTGGACCGCAACCACCATCACCTTTGACAGCATCCCCAAGTACGCATTCACCCAGACAATTACAAACCCAGCTGGTACTCTGACACCTAGTGCTGTAGCTGGTAACGTAACACTGACAGCAAGCTCTGCTGTATTTTCGGCTGGAAATGTAGATCAATACATTAACGTAAATACCCAAGGTCGCGCTCGTATTGTTCAGTTCGTAAGCACCACAGTGGTCAAAGCAATCACTGAATACCCCTTCTTTGACACTTCAGCTGTGGCATCAGGGGGTTGGGAGCTTGAGAGTGGTTACGTTGACGTATGGAGCTCTGGCAAAGGCTGGCCACGTACCGTGTCATTTCATGAAGGCCGTTTGTTTTTTGGTGGCAGCAAGTCTCGCCCATCAACTATTTGGGGGTCTAAGATTGGACTCTTCTTTGACTTTGTGCCAACAGAGTCTTTGGATGATGATGCGGTAGAAGCTACGCTAGACACAAATGAGTTAAACGTAATCACCGACATTATCAGCTCGCGTGACTTTCAGGTGTTTACCACTGGCGGTGAGTTCTATATCCCGCAGACTGGTACAGACCCTGTTACCCCGCTGACATTTACATTTAAGAACGTCAGCCGCAATGGCATTAAGCCCGGCACCCGCGTGCAATCTGTGGAGTCTGGCTCGATCTATATCCAGCGCCAAGGCAAGTCTCTCAATGAGTTTATCTTTAGCGACACCCAGCTGACATACATTACCCAGCGCATCTCCCTGTTATCTGGCCACCTGTTAAAGGGACCGCAGCGGGTTGCCTTGCGTAAGGCATCCAGCACAGAAGAGGCAGACCTGCTCTTGATGACAAACACTGACGATGGCAGCATGGGTGTGTTTTCGATCATGCGGTCCCAGCAGGTAACCAGCCCCTCAGAATTTACTACCGATGGCTTATTCATTGATGTGGGTGTGGATATCAACGCAATCTACGTAGTGACTAAGCGAACATTTAATGGATCAACCAGGTACTTTATTGAGCTGTTTGGTTACGAATACTTTACTGACTGCGCGTTTGTTGGTGGTGCCGCAGCCAGCGCCAGCAGCCTGCCTCATGTGGCCAAGGCTTTGAATGTGATCACAGACGGATCTCCACAAAGCAATGAGACTGTGAGTGGTGGTGGCTCAGTTACGTTTGACCGGGCAAGCGCCACCAGCTATGAGGTTGGCCTGCCAATCACGGTGTATGTCAAAACAATGCCTGCAGAGGTAAAGCTGCAGACTGGTAGCCGAATATCGTTCAAGAAGCGTATTGTCGAGATCAGCGCAATTGTCAACAAGACCCAGAACCTGATTATCAATAACCAGCCAGTGGCGTTCCGCTTGTTTGACAACCCGCTACTTGATGATCCAGTGCCAGAGTTCACCGGGATCAAGCGCGTCAATGGGGTGCTTGGCTACAGCCGCGAGCAGTCTATTGAGCTGTCCCAAGATCTGCCGCTCAAGATGAACTTGCTTGGCCTAGATTACCGAGTGGCTGTTTTCTCAGGGACATGACATGGCAATAACACCCGGACAAATGACAGCAGGCGCAGGTTTACTTGATGCCTATGCTGCATCTCAAGCACAGCAGGCTCAATCAATTAACACGCAGACAAGCTACCTATTGCAGGCGCGAGATACGCTGGCCGTGGCAGAGGTCCGAGCAGACATGTCTGAGCAGTACGCCACTATCCAAGCTGGCCGCACTATCAAGCGAGCTGAGATTGAGGCACAGAACTACCAGATTGCTGGCAATACTCTGTTAAAGAACATGCGTGCTACTAATGCGTCTGTACGCGCTAGAGCTGCTGCAAGTGGAGTGGTTGTTGGTGAGGGATCAAACCTTGGCATCCAGCGCGAAAACGTAGCCGCCACCATGCGTGATGTTGGGATCTCTGACCTCAATGCGTTGACTGCGCGGGTTATGGGTTTTGAAGACGCAAGTGCCATGCGTCAATCTACTGAGTACCAAAACTACTTAAATACATTTACAGCTCAACGTCAGGCTGGCCAATACACACAGGCTGCTAGTGCTTCCAGAATGACTGGCGGCTTGTTGGCCAATGCAACCTTGGCCAAGGCTGTACCTACATTTTTGAAGGCTATGTAATGGCAACACGAATTGAATCAGGCCAAATGCAAGTGCGCTCTGTTGGGAACGCGCCAATAGTGCAAGTGCAACAGCAGCAGATTGACTACGTTGGACCGCGTGCAGAAGCTCAAGCAGCTGGGACTATGGCCCAGATCCTTGACCGCATGAGCGCCAGTGCGTTTGCAGACGCAGCAACCATGAGAAAAGAAGAGGGTCTACAGTTTGTGGCCAGCAACCCAATCAGCCAAGAGCAGGTTCAGCTGGCAAAAGATGGTGTTGTTACAGGTCTTGGTCTTGGTGGTGTTGGTACTCAAAATATATTTGAGCAAGCTGTGGCCAAGGCTCGCAGCTTTGAATTGTCTGGCCACTTTGAGATGGAAGGCCGCAACGAGCTGGCCAAGTTGCTGGCTGACGTTGAGGCAGGCAAAGCGTCATCCGAGCAAGTCAGTACAAAAATTAAGACGATGACGGATGGGTACTCAAAATCCCTGTCTAGTGTTGACGCTGAAGCTGGCATAAAGTTCCGCGCAACCATGGCCACCCATGGCAATACCGTCCTCAATGCTGCATACACTGCAGAATTAAAAAGAGAAAAATTACAGCGTATAACCAAGTTTGATGCTGATTTTGATAATGCAAAACTTCTTCTTGAGGCCACAATATCTCAAGGCAACTTTGTCGATTCGGCTGGAAAAACCAGATCTGTAGATGAGCTTGCTGATATATTTAGAAAAAATATAACAACCCAATCAATGATATTGGGTGACGCTGTACTTCAAAAAGAATACAGCACAAAATTTGAGTTGGCACTGCGTGAGGCAAAAATTAGCGCGGTGACCAAAGAGTTGATGTCAGATGCCAACATGATGGACCCAGAGAAGACACTGGCCAACATTCGTGCTGGCAGTGCTGGCAAGATGAGCCCGGTCCTACAGTCCATGATTGTCAATGACTTTGATTCTGTGGCCAAAGTGACTGCTAACTTTATGGTGGCCGTTAATACTCGCAAATCACTTGCAGACGAAAAGCGTGCAGGTATCAAGCGTGAAGGTGAAGCTGCAGCATTTAACTTGCTTGAGCAAATCTTTCCTTTACCTGAAGGTAGCCCTAAGAAGAAACAACTTATTTCGCAACTTACAGCATTGCCAGAAGGATCTATCCCCATTGGCACACTCAAGGATCTATTGGCACCAAGCGGTGAAGGTAATGCAGCGGTCAACTTTAATTTATTGTCCGGCATTTACAACAACACCATCACTCGGCCAGATCAGATCTGGGATCTTGTCGGCAAAGGCATTACAGGCAAGGAGGCTGTGACAGCGCTCAAGCTGCTGCAAACTGAAGACCGCCGAGACAGCTCAACCCTTGATCGCGGGATCTCCCAGCTTGCAGGCATTCCTGTTGTCCCCGGCAGCGTAGTGGTGCTTGATCCAAAGGGTGAAGAGTTTAAACGTAGATCAGAGCTGCAGGCAGAAGCATTGCAGATCCAGTCAGCTGCTGCAGCTGAAGGTAAAACATTGACACCACGACAGGTCTTGATTCAGATTGAAGACAATTTGCTTAAACGCCGCAACAGTGAAGATGCAAAGGCAGCTCAGAAACGTATTGATGAGTTTGCAAAGAATGCTGATGGCACCTACAAGAATGGCCGTGACTGGATCACTGGCCCAGTTACCCGCGACAACTTGCCAGCCCTGCGCCAAAAGGCAGGCAATGACGCTCAAAAGTTGCGAGACATTAATGAGTTAGAAAAGCTCTTAAAACGTGCAGAAGGTAGGAATTAAAAATGGCTTACAGTTCTATTGAAGACAAGTACCTGTCGGCCTTGACTGCGGTCCAGTTCCCTGAGGAGCCGCCAGCCCCTGTGATGCCAGAACAGACCGGGGCCATGGGCACCATGCCGGGTGACATCCAGCTGGCCGAGGTTGGGTCGCGTAATTTGCCAGAACGTGCTTACACAGGATACAACCCTGACACTATTACAGGTGTTGAGCAATCTACATTTGAGAGGGCTTTAGAAAACTCTGGTATTGGCCTTGAGCAGGCTGGCCGTTTCTTGGATAGTCTTGGCCAAGTTGATGTGCCACTTCTTGGAACTATTAGCTTGTCAGATTTTGTGCCATTTGTTGGAACAGCAAAAGCTGGTTCGCGCAGCGTACTTGGTGAGCCTGAGTGGCAAGGTACACCAATGGCATTGCAGCAAGCAGGCACTGGTGTACCGTTAACTCGCGGCACTGGCTTTGCAAGAAACATGACAAATGACGCATCACTTGCTGCAATGGATGTTGCATTTAATTTAGTTCCTACTGTTAGAGCTGGTAAATTGTTAATTAAAGGTGCAACTAAAGCAGGTAAAGCATTGGCACCAAAAGCTGGTGAGATGGCCGCCAACATTATGGAGCGAGGTGGAGTTCCAATTCGCGGCTTAAACATTGTTGAGAATGGACCATCATTGCAACAAGGGCCAGTATTAAACAGACAAGAAAAAGCAATCATTAGCGCTGGTGCTGGCCGTAAAACGCAAGTTCGCCAAGAGGCTACAAACCTTGCAGAAAATTTAAAAACGAACTATTCAGAAGCAGATGGTTGGGCTCCAATTGAAATTAATAAAGTAGAGCAAAAATTTGATAAGGCAGGCAAGTACGTAAAAGTTGAAGTTGATCCAAAGGCTATATCCTACGATTTCCATACACCGCCAGAAGATGTCCCGGTTGAAGCATGGCAAGCCACAATGTCATCGCGTGTTTTAGATGAAGTACAAACCGTTGTTGACCGCGCAGCTGGTGGTGATAAAGCCGCTCTAGATATTTTGGCAGAAGCCAGCTGGTATCGAACCATGCGCGACAGACTGCGCACAGAGTTTGGTGGCCTTGGTGATGTGTTTGCGGATGTCTTGGGTACAACGTCAGCGCAGACAGATGTTCGCCAAAACTTTAAAAACGCCATTGCAGTTCTTACCAAATTTAGTCGAGGTGATTACGATCAAACACTAGCAGCCTATGAGTCAAGGGTTGCTAAAGGTCAGCCAGTAGACCCTGAAACTTTAATAGCTTTAGACAAATCTGGTGATTTTGATTTAATTAAAAGTGATGCCGGTAAATTGTTTAATACAAATAGCCCGGCGACCATGGGTGCTTTGATGGACATGTTCCGCTCAATCAAAGCTGGCGATTCACCCAAGACTCCTAACTTTACAGGCAATCTAATTGGCCTGACTAATGAGGCAACCATTGATGTCTGGGCGGCTAGGATGCTGCGACGATTGGCCGACTTGCCAAGGATCCCACCACCAGCAGAAAAAGGTGTGGGTGGCGCTCACTCTAAAGGTTCAACTTTATTTGATCCAAAAGTAAGTGGTGAGTTTGGTTTTGGCCAAGACGTATTCCGAGAAGCCGCAGACGAAATCAACAAGAGCGGCATTATCAAAAACATTGCTCCAGAAATTGGAGATCTTGGCCCAGATGACCTCCAAGCTGTTGCTTGGTTCATTGAAAAAGAAAAGTGGACAAACAACAATTGGACGACAAAGGCCGGTGAAGGCGGCTCGCTTGATTATGAAATGTCTCTTGCTGGTGCCGCAGATCAATCAAAAGTAAATGAATTACGCAAGGGCATCAACGCATCATTCAAGCCGCCTGTCAGACGTAAGGGTGAAACGGTTATGGGCGAGCAAGCTTATGAGTACCGAGTCAACCCGGTTCGAGAACAGGATCTTGCAAATAAAGAGGCTATGCGAAAAGAGTTGGTGGAATCAAAAGCGCCGGTTGATCGGTACATGCTTGGCGTTTCTGGAGAACGTCCAAATCAATCAATGAGTAATTATGCTCAAGCTGAATTAGCCGCAGAGCTTGACGATGTTGTGCGCAATGATGTTAGTGTTGTGACGTACAACTTGGCCAACACTTATGGATCATTTAAAGGCCAGACAGAACGCGCATTGAATGCAGAGTTTGTGGCTCGACAAAACTTTGATCCAGCTCCACTTGAGCGACGTATGGTTGAACAAGGTAAAGCCTATGATCAAGACGCTGTTTTTGTTTCAAAAGTTATGAAAGATGGATCTGGACCTAATAGCAGGCCCGGTGTAGAAATCTACTTTAAGCAAAAAATGACTCCAGATCAAATGGCTGCAGTTACTGAAAAGTTGCGCGGATACAACATTGATGGGTTTACCTATGTGACAGACATGCGGTTTAGTGATCGCATTAATGTACAAGCAAAAGCTGGCGGTGCCGAAACAGCTGGTTTAAATGGCATTCGATTCCAATACATTCCTGAGTTTGATGATGCATTTAATGCTGCTGACAGAGTAAAAATAATGCAACAAAAAGAAGATCTTTTTCAAGACGTTGTTGAGGATATAATCAAAGAGGGTAATGTGTCAGATGCCCGGTTAATGTTCTATGACACTAAAGTCTACTTTAAAGGTGATTACGATGAGTACCTTACAAGAACAGCTGGACAGGCTAATACAGCGCAAGGGCGAGGGAAGCCAATTGGTACAAATGCTACGCAATCAAATACAAGCGGAGAAGTCGGGCAAAACTTCTCAAGAGCTGTATCTGACAGGCTCCGTAAAAAAGCAGCCGGAAGCAAGTCTTCAAAAATAATTGGGGGCCCTAGCTCTCTAGTAAAAGGAGCTGAATGATGGCCATTGAACAGAAATCCCTTGACCAACGACTAGGCCAGATCCTGCCCAGCGCAGCTCCAGCAACACCGCTTGAAGACATTGCATTGCAGCCCATGCCGGGCGCTGCAGAGGTTCCTGCAGAGCCTGTAGTCACAGATGAGTCTGGCACTCCCAGTATGACTGGGGGTGTGCAGATCGCCGGGCCTGTAGACGCAGCTCTCCGTAAGTTCATTACAAAGCAAGCGCCCAAGGCAGAACGTGCTTTGGTGCCAGAAGCTGCGCGTGCAGCTGAAGGTACGTTGCCGGAAGCTGCCAAGGCTGGCCGATTCAAACTGATTCCAGAGGCTGACCAACTTTTAACTGATGAGGTTGGCCGGGCTGTCAGCCGCAGGCAGACCTTTGGCATTACCCAAGGCAAGCCATCAGTATCTGCAGAAGAGGCTGCAGCTGGCATTGCTGTGGAGCCATTCAACCTTGGCCGCTACCAGACAGAAGACGCAGCTGCCATTGTGGGTGGCGTGGCCGATGCCTTGAATATCAAAACCAAGGCAGTGACATTCCAAGAAATTAAAGACAAGGCAGCAGAGCAGGGCATCTCTGAAAACTTCCTGTCTCGCTTGATTGGCAATGATGGCAAGATGATGGCCAACGCGGTAGAAACTTACAAAGCGCTTGAGGTGCTAGAGTCCAGCGCCAACGAGCTGGATCGCCTGTTTAAGCTGGTTAACAGTGGAGCTGCCACTGATGTGGACAAGCTGGTCCTGCGCCAGCAGATCGCCTTTCATGGCTTAATCCAGCGCGGAGTCAAGGGCATCCAAAGTGAGACCGCCAGAGCGCTGGCCGTGTTCCGCATCCCGCGTGATGGCAACGCTGCTGTCGTGCGCCAAGTCATTGATGAGTACGGTGGTGACGCGGCTCTGTCTGACATGGCTAAATCCTACCTATCACTTGAGACTAGAGCAGCCCAGAATAAGATGATTGAAAAATCAATGATGTCTGGCGTTAAGGATGTCTGGTTTACAACTTTCCTTAATGGTCTACTTTCTAATGCGGTAACACATGCCAAGAACATAGTTTCAAACACGGTTTTTGGTTTGTATCAAATGCCAGAACGCTTGGTTGCATCTTTTTACAGCAATACTTTACCGCAAGGTGTTCGTTCATTTAAAGCATTGTTGCCGGGTACTGCTACAGATAAGATTGCGTATGATGAAGCATTGACAATGGTTCAATCATTAACCAATGGAATGCTAGAAGGATTGGAATTAGCGTCCACTGCGTTTAAGAAAAACCAGCCCAGTGATTTGATGAGCAAGATCGAGGTGCAACGCGGTACTCAATTGCCACCCATAAGCTCTGCCGCTTTTGGCATCGAGCAAGACAAGTGGCTGGGCAAAGCCATTGACTACTATGGCACAGCAATCACAATACCGGGTAGATCACTTCTAGCTGAAGACGAATTCTTTAAAGGTACGTTGTACAGAATAGAACTTAACACCCAGATTACAAGGCGTTCAAAATCTGTTTACAGAGAAGCTATTGATGCTGGTGTTCCTGAAGCTGATGCTATTGCAAAGGCTGAAGCAGAAGCCATAGATCTATTCCAAAATCCACCACGCGATATGGATGAAGCAGCCAGCCTGTTTGCACAAAAGGGAACCTTTACTGCTGATTTACCTCCTGCTTTAAAGCAATTGCAGAAGGTATTTAATATGCCAATTTTAAAGGTCATATCACCATTCTTTAAAACCCCTGCCAATATCGGTTTGCAACTTGTTGAGCGCACACCGTTTGCTCCTATTTCATCTCAGTGGCGTGAAGAGGTTGCCAAGGGCGGTGTGTACCGCGACATGGCCTTGGCCAAGGTGACCCTTGGGTCTACCCTGCTGGCCACGTTTGCTTCTTTGTCAGCTGAAGGAATACTTACTGGAAGTGGCCCATCTCGTAAGGCTGATAGAGATGCGTTGATTAGAGATGGCTGGCAACCATACTCACTTAAAATTGGTGGGAAGTATTACAGTTACAACGGCATGGACCCTATGTCTGGATTCATGGCAATTGCCGCAGACTATAGTGAGTATGCTCAACGTGAATCTGACGATGGAAAAATTCAAGAAGTATTTATAGGTGGAGCTTTAGGGTTTTATGAGTATTTATCACAGCAACCTTACTTGCAAGGGCTTGCAGATATTACAAAATTGCTTGGCTTGAATAAAACTGGTGAAGATGAAGACGTAACCATTAAAAAATCTATTGATGGCATAGTAAAACAATACGGAAGTTTTGCAATTGGTGGGTCACCAGCTGGCGCTTACAGCTCATTACTGGCAGGGATCGAGCGCCTATCTGATCCAACCAATAGAGATACAAGAGCTAGTCCAGATCTTCCTGTTGGTGTGCGTGGATTTGTTGAAGCATTCAATAAATACAAATCCAGAATTCCATACTTTAATGCTGATTTACCAGAAACTTTAAACCTTTGGGGTGATGCAACCAAGTCAGGCACTGGATCAGCTTACGAGATGGTGCTGCCAACCCGCGTGACACCAGAGAAATTCTCTGAGGTGGATGATGCGTTGGTCCGGCTTGGATCGCCAGTTGGCATGCCTGACCGCAAGGTTGATGGCGTGGAGATAGATGCATTCCAGTACAACCGATTGCTGACCATTTATGGCAAAGAGCTACCATCAAAAGACGCAATCT